GAACTTATAAATGCCGTTCAAACGGTAGAGGCTGAAGACCTTGCTGCAAAGATGCAGCAGATGCAGCAGATGGCTCCGATGATGGAGGAGCAGATCCAGCCGATGCAGCAGATGGCACCGGCAATACGGGTCGGCAAAGATTTTGGCGATGGCCGAATTAGTAATTTAGATGCCGCTGCATACCAAAAACTCGTGGCAGAAACGACAATGCCTGATCCTACGGGTTTTCCGCCGGAGGGTGGCGATCAGATGCTAATGTCGCGCCCCGGCATGTCTTCGATGAGAGACAATATTGGTATGGCAGGCGGCGGCATTATGTCTCTGAGAGGCTACTAGAATGGCGCGAAACCCTCTTCCCCGCAGTAACTTTGGCACGGCCTCCCTTGTAGAGCGCCGTAACGAAATACCCCCTGTGGATTTAGAGGTAGAAGATTCTGCGGAAGTTGCCGTCGAAGATTCTACAGTTATTGAGGCTCCTGGGCTTAACATTGAGCTAGAAGAAGACGGCGGCGTTGTAGTGGATTTTGATCCGCGTATGGAGTCTCCAGATACCGGAGACTTTTACGAAAACCTCGCCGAAAACCTTGAAGACCGTGTATCATCCATGGTTTCTTCGGATCTTTTAGAGCAGTACGAAGCAAACAAAGAGAGCCGCAAGGATTGGCAAGAGGCGTATAGAACGGGTCTGGAGCTTCTTGGTTTTAAATATGAAGAGCGTTCGGAGCCCTTTCGCGGTGCCACGGGCGTAACACACCCGCTTCTTGCAGAAGCCGTGACCCAGTTTCAAGCGCAGGCTTTTGGCGAACTTCTTCCTGCCGGGGGTCCTGTTCGCACTGATGTTATGGGTGAAGTTACCCCTGACATACAGAAACAAGCCGACCGCGTCCGTCATTTTATGAATTATCAAATTACCTCCGTGATGAAAGAGTACACGCCGGAATTTGACCAGATGCTGTTCTATCTACCCTTGTCTGGTTCTACCTTCAAAAAGGTCTATTACGACGAGTTTCTGGAACGCGCAGTGAGCAAGTTTGTTCCTGCCGAGCAACTTGTTGTTCCGTACACGGCAACTGATCTGGAAACCGCAGAGAACGTCACGCATGTAATTCAAATCAGCGAGAACGAACTACGAAAAAAACAGGTAGCCGGTTTTTACCGTGACATAGAAGTTTCCTCCTCTCAGTCGGACCCTTCGGAAGTTCAAGAAGAGATGGACGACATCTCTGGTATTTCCCCCACGCATCTGGACCAAGAGGTTACTCTTTTGGAATGCCATGTGGACTTGGATCTTGAGGGTTATGAGGACACGGGAGAAGACGGCGAACCAACTGGTATCAAGCTTCCGTATGTCGTTACGGTATCCGAGAACAACGGAAAGCTTCTAAGCATACGTCGGAACTACGACCCGGAAGATCCTCGCCGGAACAAAAACCAGTACTTTGTGCATTTCAAGTTTCTTCCGGGCTTTGGGTTCTACGGCCTTGGTTTGATCCACATGATTGGCGGACTGAGCCGTACTGCAACAGCCGCGCTACGCCAGCTTATAGACGCCGGAACGCTTTCCAATCTTCCGGCGGGTTTCAAAACCCGTGGTCTTCGTATACGCAATGACGACGAGCCTTTGTCCCCTGGTGAGTTTAGGGACGTAGATTCTCCCGGTGGTGCTATTAGAGATTCGTTGATGTTGCTCCCTTACAAGGGTGCGGATCAGACTCTTTTCCAGTTGATGGGTTTCTGCGTGGAAGCCGGTCAGCGGTTTGCGGCGGTTTCTAACTTACAGGTTGGAGACGGCAATCAACAGGCAGCGGTTGGGACAACCATTGCTATGCTGGAGCAGGGCGCAAAAGTAATGTCCGCTATTCATAAGCGGCTTCACTACGCTCAAAAAGAAGAGTTCGAGCTTCTGGCTAGTGTTTTTGGTGAGTACCTGCCGCCAGAATATCCATATAACGTTGTCGGTGCAGAACGCACGATAAAATCGGAGGATTTTGATGATAGGATTGATGTTGTCCCTGTGTCAGACCCAAACATCTTCTCAATGGCGCAACGGGTCACGCTCGCGCAAACCGAGCTTCAGTTGGCGCAATCTGCCCCGGAGCTTCATAACTTGTACGAAGCGTATCGCCGGATGTATGCGGCGGTTGGTGTCAAAGACGTAGACGCTATTTTAAAACCTGTCGAACAGGGGGAACCTTCACCCCAGGATCCGGCTTTGGAAAACTCGGAATCTTTAGAAAACTTGCCTTTGACCGTTTTTCAAGGGCAGAACCACGACGCACACATCATGGCGCACCTTGTTTTTGGCTCGTCCCCGATGGTATCCCAGATGCCTTCCGTCGCGATGACGTTGCAGAAGCATGTCATGGAGCACGTTTCCGTAAAGGCCAAAGAACAAGTTGCCTCTCAGATGCAGCAGCAGCTTCAAGGTCAGGCACCGAACGAGCAACAGGCCATGGAGATTGAATCTATGGTAGCCGAATTGGTTGCACAGGGTATGCAGGAAGTAAAAGCCTTGAGCGGACAGATTAGCGGAGGTGGAGAACCGGATCCTCTTATCGCATTAAAACAACAGGATCTGGAGCTTCGTGCTCAACAGGACGCCGCTGAAAACCAGATGGATCAAGCACGTTTGTCCTTGGACCAGCAGAAAGCTCAAAACAACGCGCAGCTAGGAGCAGACCGGATTGAGTCCCAAGAAGGTATAGTAGCCGCTCGTATACGGGCCGCTCGTGAGCGAGAGATTATGAAACAACAAGGTAATTAGGAGAGTATCATGGAGAAAAAATCTTCCGTGGGGGTTGCACGAAAAGGCATTGTGGTCAAAGATCAAGGTTACGTTCCTTACAACGACGGCAAAAACGAGAAGACGCCGAGCGTTGAAAAGGCGTCCATGGTTTCAGGAAAGAACCGGGGCATGGGTGACGCAATTCGCGGTGGAACGTTCAAAATCTGTTAATTATTGTAGGAGCTAGGCGAATGAATTGGATTCTTAGTCGTATGAAAGAGCCGTCGAGTTACGCAGCGGCGGGTGGTGCAGTTGTTGGTATTGGCGTTCTTGTAAGCCAGCCGGTGGTTATTCTGGTTGGTATCGTCGGTGGCGCAATTGGTTTCCTGTTGAAGGAAAAAGGCGTTATTTAGCTATGGTTAGGCGCATTGGGCTATTCGCTTTTGCGTTAGTTCTTTCCGCCTTTCCTGTTTATGCCGCAGACACGGTAACAAGTGCTACTGTTTCCAGTTCTACGGTGGTGGACAAGATGCCCCCAACCGCTTCCTCTCCATCAATCGTTGTTAACAATAACGACATCTGCCAGACCGGGACCAGTGCTGCTTTGCAGACGGGTCTTTTTGGTATGTCGGGTGGCACGACTACTCGCGACCTGAACTGCGAGCGTATCAAACTTGCGCGTTCCGTCTTTGGTATGGGATTGAAGGTGGCTGGGATAAGCATCCTTTGCCAGGAGGTTCGTGTATTCAACGGCCTCTGGATGGCCGGTAGCCCGTGTCCGTTTATGGGCAAGATAGGTGATGCCGCCCGTGATGAGTGGATTAAGTACCCTGAGAAATCGCCGGAAGGCTCTATCATTCGTATAGAAGCTAAGAAGGCCAAGAAGGTTGCGCGGATTGCGAATGCGGCTTTAGAAGAGAGTTCAAGCGAGCAGACTAATCAATATATTGATAATGAGTGGTCTGACTGATGCGTTGGCTGGTTATCCTTGTTCTCATGTCTTCTTCTGCTTTGGCAGAAACGGCGACAACGACAAACGTCCTCCCAAATCTGTCTACGTTCACGACAAGCGGCTCAACAACTTCGAGTACAGTATCTGGATGTACGTCCGGGCAGTTCTGCACAGGTAACGCAACGGCTGGGGGAGGCACCTATACCAGCACGTTCAGCGTCCCGTTAACCGAGGCTGAAATCCGCAGGGGGTTTGATCTCAACAGTTCTGTAACGGTGGATAGCCACCAATCTAATTCCACTCTTGCGACGTGCGTTACCACTACGCAAGCGGGGGACTGCCGCGATCTTTTTACGTTGGGCGTAACGCTTCTGGATGGGGAAACCGTCGCGAAAAAATTCACGCACGAGGTGGAGTTAGATTTCACTGGCGAGAGACTGTTTTCGTTCTCGGACTCGATAGCGGAAAACAACTTTGGGGTACTAACCGGAAGTTTTTCCCTGTTTGGAATCGACGCAGGGTTTCATTCGGGATTTTTTGGTCCCAAGTTTTCTGACCCCGCCCTCACATTTACGCATGAACAAGTTGTCGAGCAGCAAATACTAGACCAGATCGTCCAAAACGATGTTATTGCTGCCGCGCCTCCCGTTCAGATTGTTGTGGCTCCCCCAGTTGTAGACCTGGCTCCTCCACC